GACCAGCTGAACGCAGCGGACGACCGCAGCGTCATGGAGGACAACATGATCGAGACCCGAGCACTGCCGCCGTCGTATCGGCCTGCGGCATCTGAGGACGTGCCGCTGTTCCGGCCGTCCTGCGCGTCCTGCTGCTTCTTCACCCTCATGGTGGACGCGGCCGGCAACGTTGCCGGGACGTGCGGCAAGTGGGACGCCGGATGCGACCCCGAGGGCTACTGCGACGCCTGGAAGATTGAGGACGACGCGCTGCCGTCGTGGATGCAGGAGGACGACGAGGACGAGGTGATGGCCTACGGCGCGACGCCGGAAGCGGAGACCCGCGCCGCCGCCGCCGACCAGCCGACCGCCGACGCGCTCGCCGCGATCCTCGAGGCCTCGTTCGCCCTGTACGCGCGCGCGCATGAGGCGCACTGGAATGTCAGCGGCGCAGACTTCGCCGAGTACCACGCCCTGTTCGGCGAGATATACGAGGACGTGCTCGGCAGCGTCGACCCGCTCGCGGAGAACATCCGCAAGCTCGGCTCCCTCGCCCCGGCGCTCGTCGTCGAGGCCCGCGACGCGACATCGGTGGAGCCCGCCGTCCTGGCCCAGGCGTTGCTCGACGACAACGAGGTCCTGATCGGCGCGATCCGCGGCGCGTTCGACATCGCAACGGCCGCCGGGCAGCAGGGCATTGCGAACTTCCTCGCCGAGCGGCAGGACATGCACCAGAAGTGGTCCTGGCAGCTGCGTGCCAGCCTCGGGGTCGCCGTGGTGACGGAGGCCCGCCGCTCGCTGATTCAGACGGCCGACAAGCGCACGTTCACCTCTGAGGTCCGCGCCGCGACGCACGAGGACGGCACCGTCCAGATGGTCGGATACGCCGCCATGTGGGACCGCGAGGCCGACGGGCTGCCGTTCCGCGAGGTGATCAAGCGCGGCGCGTTCGCCCAGTCCCTCTCGCGCGGCGATGACGTGTTCCTCCTGGTCAACCACGACACCGACGCCCTGCCGCTGGCCCGCCGGTCGGCCGGGACGCTGGACCTCGTCGAGGACGAGGTGGGCCTGCGCGTCGAGGCGACGCTGGACCCGTCGAACCCGCGCGCGGCCGAGCTGGCGTCCGCCCTGAGCCGTGGCGACGTCGACAAGATGTCGTTCGCCTTCTCGATCGCCGAGGACGGGACGACGAAGACGAAGGACGGCATCCGCGAACTGCGGAACCTGAACCTGTTCGAGGTGTCGGTCGTGACCTGGCCGGCCTACTCGGCGACGTCGGTCGGGATGCGCTCAGCGTCCGACGACCTCGCCGCCCGTTGGGCGTTCGCGCGTCTTCGCGCCGCTCGCCGCTAGCACTCCCTGAACCAACCCACCTGCCGCGCCATCACGGCCCCGCAGGCGGGTCGCACGTCCGCGCCTTCATGGCCCCGACGGCATCCACCCCAACAACGAAAGGAGCCCAGCATGTCCATGCTGGACGCACTCCGGGAGCAGCGCTCGGCGCTCGCCTCGGAGATCGACGCGCTCCTCGAAGGCGATGCCACTGCCGAGGCCGTGGAGTCCGTCGAGGATCGCGAGGCACAGATCAAGGCGCTCGACGAGCGCATCAGCAAGGTCGAGGCCGCCGAGGCCCGCTCGGCGCAGATCGCCGAGTCCCGGGCTGCCGCCGGCATCGGCCACGCGAAGGTCGTCAGTGAGCCGATGACCTACGCAGAGAACGGCGAGCGGTCATTCGTGCGCGACCTGATCAATGCGCAGACGCGCAACGATCCCAGCGCGTGGTCGTCGCTCAATCGTCACATGCAGGAGGTCGCGGTCGAGCGCCGCGATGTCTCGCGCACCGATGGCGGCATCGGCGAGTTCGTCCCGCCGCTGTGGCTGGTCGACCTGTACGCGCAGACTCTGCGCGCTGGTCGGACGACTGCGGATCGCCTGACGAAGATGGCGCTGCCGGCTGGCACCGACTCGATCAATATCCCGCGCATCACCACGGGTACCGATGTCGGAATCCAGTCCGCGGACAACGCGGCGACGACCACGACGGACATGGTGACCACCTCGGTCGCCGCGCCCGTGCGGACGATCAGCGGGTACGAGAACGTCAGCATCCAGCTGGTCGAGCAGTCCCCGCTGGCTGGCGGCCTGGATCGGATGATCTTCGCGGACCTCATGCAGGCCTACGACGCCAAGCTGAACGTCCAGGTGATCAACGGCGTCGGGACCGCTGGCGAGATGTACGGCCTGCTGAACACGACCGGGATCGGGACCGTGACCTACACGGCTGGCACTCCGACCGCCGCCGGGTTCGGCACCGCGTTCGCTCAGGGCCTGTCGCAGGTCGCGAAGAACCGGTTCAAGGGCGCTGAGGCGATCGTCTTGCACCCGTCGATCTGGTACGGCCTCGTCGGTCTGAGCGACTCGAACGGTCGCCCGATCGTGGTCCCGAACCAGAACGGTCCCTTCAATGCGTTTGCGGGCAACGACGCCCCCGGCGCTGCGCTGGGTCCGGTCGGGAACATCCTCGGCGTGCCCGCGTACCTCGACCCCGGCATCCCCACCGTGTCGAGCGCGCTGCCGGTCCTGGTCGCGTCCTTCTCCGACACCCTCCTGATGGAGTCGGGGATGCGGACGCGCGTCCTGCCGGACGTGCTGAGCGCGAACCTCACCGTGAGGTTCCAGCTGTACGCCTACTGCGCGATCGCCGCGCGGTACCCGTCGGGCATCGTCAAGCTCGTCGGCACCGGGTTCAACCCGGTCAGCGGCTACTGAGCCGAGCGAGGGCGGGGACTTCGGTCCCCGCCCTCACCCATGCCATGAGTACCTACCAGACCCCGGACGACGACCTGGCCGATGCCGAAGGCCAGCGACCCCGACCGGAGAACCGCCGCTCGGTCCCAGCGGCGCATACCCGAGACCGCCGGAAGGGGACCTCCACCGGCGAACCCGCCCGCCCCGGCGCCTAGGCAGCGCGACCCCTCGCGGGGCGGGCGGCCTCGGAGGCCCGCATGAAGATCGCAGCAACCCTTCACAGCAACAGCCCGCACGCCGCCACGGGGTACGGGCAGCAGACCCAGCAGCTCGTCTCCCGGATGCTCGCCGACGACCACAGGATCGCCCTGGTCAGCAACTACGGCCACGAGGGCGGCGTCTCGGATTTCAACGGCACGACCGTGTTCCCTCGCGGCTGGGACGCCTGGAACAACGACATGGTCGAGCCGACGTTCCTGGAGTGGCAGCGCCTGCACCCCGATCACGCGCACATGATCTTCACCCTGTTCGACGTGTGGGTCTACTCGGCTCCCGCGTTCGACAAGTTCCCGGTCGCGTCGTGGGTGCCGATCGACCACGCGCCAGCGCCGCCAGCGGTGAAGGCGTTCCTGTCGAAGCCGAACGTCACGCCGATCGCCATGTCCCAGTTCGGCGTGAAGATGCTCAGCGACGCCGGCATCGAGTGCGAGTACGTCCCGCACGCCATCGACACGTCGGTGTTCAAGCCGACCAAGCGCGTACTGATCGGCGAGCAGGAGATGACGGGCCGGGAGGTCATGCGCGTCCCGGACGATGCGTTCGTCGTCGGGATGTTCGCGGCCAACAAGGGCATCCCGAGCCGCAAGGCCTTCGGGGAAAACATCTTCGCCTTCTCGCTGTTCGCGCGCGACAAGCCCGATGCGGTCCTGTACCTGCACACGAACCGGGAGGGCCTCGGCGGCCTGGACCTCGATGCCGTGGTCAAGGCGTGCGCGCTGAAGCCGCACCAGGTGCGGTTCGTGCACCAGTGGGGCTACCGGCTCGGACTGGAGCCGAAGATCGTCGCGACACTGATGAGCGCCTGCGATGTCGGCCTGCTGGCATCGTGCGGCGAGGGCTTCGGCATCCCGGCGATCGAGCTGCAGGCCTGCGGGACCCGCGTCATCGTCAACGGGTTCTCCGCGCAGCCCGAGCTCGTCGGGGACGGCTGGATCACCGAGTGCCAGCCCCTGTGGGACGGCCCGCAGGGCGCCTGGTCGTCGATGCCGAGCATCGCCTCGATCGTCGACCGGCTGGAGCAGGCCTACGCGCGCGGCCAGGGGCGGTCGTCGAAGGCCGTGAAGTTCGTCGAGAAGCACTACGACGCCGACAAGGTCTACCGGGAGCAGTGGCGGCCGGTCCTGGAGCGCCTCGCCGAGCGGGCGAGCCGCACCGGGGCAGTCGACCCGATCCCGTCCGGCTTCGACAACGGCAAGCG